CGCCGAGCCGTAATTTGTGCCATGCATCATCCCCCTGTTCGACAGCTCTCACGTCGATCCCGGTACGCTGCAGGATAATGTCCGGTGTCATGCTGCCACCTTCTGTTCAGTGGCTTTTTGTTTCAGGAATCCAAGAGCTTTTACTGCTTCGGCCTGTGTCAGTTCTGACGATGCACGAATGTCGCGGCGAAATATCTGGGAACAGAGCGGCAATAAGTCGTCATCCCATGTTTTATCCAGGGCGATCAGCAGAGTGTTAATTTCCTGCATGGTTTCATCGTTAACCGGAGTGATGTCGCGTTCCGGCTGGCGTTCTGCAGTGTATGCAGTATTTTCGACAATGCGCTCGGCTTCATCCTTGTCATAGATACCAGCAAATCCGAAGGCCAGACGGGCACACTGAATCATGGCTTTATGACGTAACATCCGTTTGGGATGCGACTGCCACGGCCCCGTGATTTCTCTGCCTTCGCGGGTTTTGAATGGTTCGCGGCGGCATTCATCCATCCATTCGGTAACGCAGATCGGATGATTACGGTCCTTGCGGTAAATCCGGCATGTACAGGATTCATTGTCCTGCTCAAAGTCCATGCCATCAAACTGTTGGTTTTCATTGATGATGCGGGACCAGCCATCAACGCCCACCACCGGAACGATGCCGTTCTGCTTATCAGGGAAGGCGTAAATTTCTTTCGTCCACGGATTAAGGCCGTACTGGTTGGCGACGATCAACAATGCGATGAACTGCGCATCGCTGGCATGAAAGCGCGATGGGGAGACAGGGCGGCATGAGACGACAGCGACGAAGTTTCACCGACATCATCTGCGAAAACTGCAAATACCTTCCAACGAAACGCTCCAGAAATAAACGCAAGCCAATCCCAAAAGAATCTGACGTAAAAACCTTCAACTACACGGCTCACCTGTGGGATATCCGGTGGCTAAGACATTGTGCGAGGAAAACAAGGTGATTGACCAAAATCGAAGTTACGAACAAGAAAGCGTCGAGCGGGCTTTAACGTGCGCTAACTGCGGTCAGAAGCTGCATGTGCTGGAAGTTCACGTGTGTGAGCACTGCTGCGCAGAGCTGATGAGCGATTCGAATAGCTCGATGCACGAGGAAAAAGATGATGGCTAAACCAGCGCGAAGACGATGTAAAAACGATGAATGTCGGGAATGGTTTCACCCTGCATTCGCTAATCAGTGGTGGTGCTCTCCAGAGTGTGGAACCAAGATAGCACTCGAACGACGAAGCAAAGAACGCGAAAAAGCGGAAAAGGCAGAAAAGGCAGCAGAGAAGAAACGACGACGAGAGGAGCAGAAACAGAAAGATAAACTTAAGATTCAAAAACTCGCCTTAAAGCCCCGCAGTTACTGGATTAAACAAGCCCAACAAGCCGTACACGCCTTCATCAGAGAAAGAGACCGCGACTTACCATGTATCTCGTGCGGAACGCTCACGTCTGCTCAGTGGGATGCCGGACATTACCGGACAACTGCTGCGGCACCTCAACTCCGATTTGATGAACGCAATATTCACAAGCAATGCGTGGTGTGCAACCAGCACAAAAGCGGAAATCTCGTTCCGTATCGCGTCGAACTGATTAGCCGCATCGGGCAGGAAGCAGTAGAGGAAATCGAATCAAACCATAACCGCTATCGCTGGACTGTCGAAGAGTGCAGGGCCATCAAGGCGGAGTATCAACAGAAACTTAAAAAACTGCGAAACAGCAGAAGTGAGGTTGCATGAATATCTACGAAAGAATTGATGGCAGCAAATACCGAAATATTTGGGTAGTTGGCGATCTGCACGGATGCTACACGAACCTGATGAAAAAACTGGAGACGATAGGATTCGACACCAAAAAAGACCTGCTTATCTCGGTGGGCGATTTGGTTGATCGCGGTACAGAGAACGTAGAATGCCTGGAATTAATCACATTCCCCTGGTTCAGAGCTGTACGTGGAAACCATGAGCAAATGATGATTGATGGCTTATCAGAGCGTGGAAACGTCAATCACTGGCTGCTTAATGGCGGTGGCTGGTTCTTTAATCTCGATTACGACAAAGAAATTCTGGCTAAAGCTCTTGCCCATAAAGCAGATGAACTTCCGTTAATCATCGAACTGGTGAGTAAAGGAAAAAAATATGTCATCTGCCACGCCGATTATCCTTGTGATAAATACGAGTTTGGAAAGCCAGTTGATCATCAGCAGGTAATCTGGAACCGCGAACGAATCAGCAACTCACAAGACGGGATCGTGAAAGAAATCAAAGGCGCGGACACGTTCATCTTTGGTCATACGCCAGCAGTGAAACCACTCAAATTTGCCAACCAGATGTATATCGATACTGGCGCAGTGTTCTGCGGAAACCTCACATTGATTCAGGTACAGGGAGAAGGCGCATGAGACTCGAAAGCGTAGCTAAATTTCATTCGCCAAAAAGCCCGATGATGAGCGACTCACTACTGGCCACAGTTTATTGGTTTTCGTAACTGAGTCATTTTATTATTTTATTGCAACTTTTAATCTTTTATAGTGCGAAATAAATGGAGCTGGCATTCATTTCGCACTTTATGTTTTTGTTGGACTTATGTTATTTTGATTGAATTCAATTCAGTTAAAAAAAGAAGGTGATTGCTCCATTTATAAATGAATAGTCATCCCCTGTCTTGAATTCTGATGTTACTTTATTAAATGCTAGTGTGAAGGCTACAGGTGCATACCCAATTGTTGCGCCAACTTGATATTCATCAACAGTTTTGTTTAGCGATACTGTTGTTTGTTTCGTCTGTATTGTTTTTCCTTCGAGAGTATAGTTGCGATTGACATCTCGTCTTTCCATACCTGCAAAAATCTTGTATTTGAATCCGCTTGTATCGGACATATGCATTAAACCACGGGGAGCCAGCAGACCAAAGCCATTATCCGAATTGAAGGTTTTATCATTACCAATGGCAATGGTTGCGCCATATGCTACATATTGAAATAAGTTTCCAGTAACAGCAGAAACTTCAGGGTATAATCCAACATTAGCACCTAAAATATCCATACTTGGTGTCATGGATAGCATCCCTTTTACAGTATAACCGTAGCGATTCTCTATTTGATCATCCCATGCATGATATTTTTCTGCCCCAATAATCTCATGAGCTTTATTTTGTACTTTCTGACCGCCTGCGTCGGGGCCAACAACACCTATGTCAGTACCTAATCGATAGCGAATCCAGTCATTCGCAAGGGAGTTCCATTCAATACCAGTGTGAGTGTATGCACTAAAAGCTCTGTCTCCAGTTACAGCTGTGTTGTGTCTTTTATTACTGCCTGATGGAGAGTAAATATCTTGCGCAATATGGAGAGATAATTGGCTCGAGTCTGAGATATCGTGGCTATATCCCAGAAATAAGCCTTGTGAGTAATCATCTCTGTTTTCATGTTTATTGCCATAAATATCATTAAGTATTGGTTGAAACTTCCCTGCATCATCATTTGCTAATGATAATGCAAGGCTGTTCGCGATAGCTGAACACGTGGTAAATGACAGAGCAATAAAGACGCCAGCGATGACACTTTTTTTCATATGTTATTGTCTTCCTTTTTTTTGAATGGTGCGCGTATTTTACATACATGAGTTTGTAATGCAAGGTGCGTAATCAATATGATGTTTTATAATTGCGTGAGACAATTGATTTATTCGTTTTTTATTGCGGTTTTTATTATCTTTTAATGTAACGGTGTTTTTATTAAGTGTGTTTGCGTGGTGTTTTATGTTTTTTATAATTTTATTTTATTAAATTTAAATGCATTAGTAATGGCTATTCTATATAGCAATATAAGAACTGTTACAAAAAAAGGGGGGGCAATTACAGGTAGTTATGGATGATGAGTGAAACAGATATTGGAGAACCGGGGAATGAATGATGTCTGAGTCTTATATATCAGAACTCCTTCGCTGTCGCTGGGGGCTCCTGTGCTTATGTCGTTTCCCCGATTCGGTTTTGAACGATTACCGAATGTTGAAGAATTATGCCAAAATATAGAAAGGATTTACTGCATGAATACCCAATATTTACAGTATGTTCGTGAGCAACTTATGGCAGCTACTGCTGACTTGAACGGAGCAACGAAAGGCCAGCTCGAAGCCTGGCAGGAGCATGCACAATTTGATACTGGTACATACAAACGAAAGAAGCCGCGCATTCTGGATGTGGTAACTGGCAAGATGATTACGCTGGATAATACGCCGACTTCCGGTAAGCAGTCGTACGCAAAAGGTTCATCC